TGGCAACCGAATGGGCTGTTAACCAAAGTTTTGACTTTACCGTTCTTACATTGGCTGCATTTGCTTTAACCATCACGGTCAACACAGGTGTGACCATTGTTGGCTCTGCTGCAACGGCGGCAACGTCTGGTTCAGCCGCACGTTTCCGTGCTCGCAAGACAGCAGCAGACACCTTCATTGTTTATCGCATAGGTTAATCAACCAGCAGGCCAGCAGAGATGTTGGCCTGTTCTACATGGAGCTAAAAATGCCAGGACACACAATGGGTAAAAGCGACAAAAAAATGTCGGACGTTATTAAAAAAGAAATGAAAGCAGGCAAGCCCCAAAAGCAAGCTGTTGCGATGGCGTATGGAATGATGAAAAAGCCAGCCGCTAAGACAATGAAAAAGAAATGATTAAGTCAGCCGCAATCGTCAAGACCAAAGCTCTTGCCCCGTGGAAGGAGCTGCGGCTGCAAAAGCGCAAGCTGAAAAAGGCGCAGGCCATAGAACGCAAAGCAACAAAAAAGATTTGTCCATCGCCAATTGGCAGGCGTAAAGTCTTGTCCGAAGTTGTTGTTGAAGTTTTTGACATCCCTGTGGACGAAAGCCCAGTAACCCGAGAAGAGATGTTGCAGCAGGCCGAGGCGATTGGATTGAAGGTTGACAAACGCTGGTCAGATGCGACACTGCTAAAACACATTGAGGAACTGCAATGGGTTACACAAAACGACAATTCATAAGCGCAGCCTTTGAAGAAATCGGTCTTGCCTCTTACGTTTTTGATTTACAGCCAGAGCAATTGCAGTCTGCCCTGCGGCGCTTAGATGCAATGATGGCCGACTGGAACGCCAAGGGCATACGCCTTGGTTATCCATTGCCATCTAGCCCACAGGACAGCGATCTGGACGAGGAAACGCTAGTTCCTGATTCAGCTTATGAAGCCATCATTTGCAGCTTGGCAATTAGGCTGGCGCCAAGTTACGGCAAACAAGTGATGACGGAAACCAAGACCACTGCAAAACAGGGTTACGACATTCTTCTGCAACGAGCCACATTCCCGCTGGAACAGCAACTTCCTGGAACAATGCCGTCAGGCGCAGGCAACAAACCGTGGAGGGTGTACGACAATCCGTATGTCAGGCCACCTGCTAACCCAGTCAATGCTGGCCCTGATGGGCCTATTGAATACTACTAAGGACAATCATGCCAACCATCAACCAGTTACCCGTACTCAGCACGATTTCCAGCGGCGATCAGTTACCTGTTTACTCGCCCAACAACGGGGATGCGAGGCGCACATCAATCGGCAGTTTGTTGACGTTCTTCCAGCAGAGTTTTGCATCGCCTACGCTGGCAGTAAATTTGTTTGTGCCTGCCAACGGTTTCAATATCACCGTGCCTACTCCGGTCAGCAATGACCAATGGATGCTATTGCAACCCGCGGGAACGCTGGCAACCGGAACGATCACCTTGCCGCTAAACACGGGCGTACCTGATGGAACTACGGTTTTGATCACCACAACGCAGGAAATCACCTCGTTGACAATTGCCCTAAATGGCGCTTCAGCAATTTATGGTGGCGTGACTTCATTAGCAGCAGGGACTGCAACATCTATCAGGTTTTATCAGCCAACAAATAGTTGGTATCAGATCAATGCCGAGACGGTTTACGCAGCAGGCATACAAACTTTTTTGGCAACGCCATCAAGTGCAAATCTACTGGCAGCAATGACAGACGAGACCGGAACGGGTCTGCTTGTGTTTGCAACCAGCCCAACCCTGATAACGCCTGTAATCGGTGCGGCTACAGGAACAAGCCTGTCAACCACTGGCAATCAAGTTATTAGTGGCACTGGTAAGCAAGGGTACGCAACTGGCGCTGGTGGCGTTGTAACGCAACTCACTAGCAAAGCAACAGCCGTAACATTGAGCAGGTCTACTGGTCAAATTACATTAAACAATGCTGCATTAGCTGCATCAACAACTGTCAGTTTCACTTTGACAAACGCCGTTATTGAATCTGGCGATATTTTGATAATGAATCACATCAGCGGTGGTACTGCTGGTTCATATGTATTGGATGCTCAATCGGCAGCAGGGTCAGCAAGCATTAACGTGCGCAATGTTTCTTTGGGGTCTTTGTCTGAAGCCATTGTTATTGCCTTTGCCGTAATCAAGGCCGTGAGTGCGTAATGGCTACCAAGCCCAAATCCACAGTTAATGCGGCTGGGAACTACACAAAGCCAACCATGCGCAAAGCCCTGTTTGAGAAAATCAAGGCAGGGACAAAGGGCGGCGACCCTGGCGAATGGTCAGCCAGAAAAGCACAACTATTGGCAGTGGAATACAAGAAAAAGGGTGGTGGCTATAAATGAAAGCACCGCAAAAAAGCCTGAAGGATTGGACAGCCCAACGGTGGACAACTAAAAGCGGCAAGCCATCTTCTGAAACGGGAGAGCGTTATCTGCCAGAGAAGGCCATCAAATCCTTGTCAGCGGCTGAGTATGCAGCAACCACAAGGGCCAAGCGTGAGGCTACAAAAGCGGGAAAGCAGTTTGCCAAACAGCCCAAGAAAGTTGCCGAAAAGATTAAGGGGTTTAGATGAAAACGCCAGCCTTTGCCAGAAAAGAAGGCCAGAACCCTAAAGGCGGTTTGAACGCCAAAGGTCGCGCCGCTGCCAAGGCCGAGGGCATGAACCTAAAGCCTCCGGTCAAGTCTGGAGACAATCCGCGAAGAGCATCGTTTCTAGCCCGTATGGGGGGCAATTCTGGGCCTGAATACAAAGACGGGGAGCCTACCCGCCTGCTGTTGAGTTTGAGGGCGTGGGGAGCATCTTCAAAGGCTGACGCACAAGCCAAGGCAAAGAAAATCTCCGCAAGGAATAAGGCAAAGTAAATGCAAGTCCCAATCTTGAACGGAATATTTGCTGACAATACGCCAGAACTGCGCACCAGTTATCCGGTGAACCTTGTTCCAGTCCCAAAAAAGTCAGGCATCAGCAATGGATTCTTACGCCCAGGGGATGGCATTGTGGCCAACGGAACAGGCCCAGGGATTGACCGCGGCGGTATTAACTGGGAGGACAGTTTATATCGGGTCATGGGAACTGAGTTGGTAGAGATTGACAGCGCAGGCGCAGTGACTATTCTTGGCGATGTAGGTGGTCCAATTACTGAACTGGTGACGTTTGATTACAGTTTTGACCTGCTGGCCATTGCATCGGGTGGGCGCTTGTATTATTGGGACGGCACAACGCTAACTCAAGTGACTGACCCAGACTTGGGCATCGTTCTTGATGTGGTTTGGGTGGACGGTTACTTTATGACCACCGATGGTGAGTTCCTGATTGTCACCGAGTTGTCCGATCCGTTTGTAGTAAACCCGTTGAAATACGGAAGTTCAGAGGTTGACCCAGACCCTGTGGTTGCTTTGCTAAAGCTGCGAAACGAAATCTATGCGCTGAACCGAAACACCATTGAGGTGTTTGACAACGTGGGCGGTGATCTGTTTCCCTTTGCCAGGATAGATGGGGCGCAGATTCAAAAGGGCGTTATTGGCACGCAAGGATGCTGCGTCTTTATTCAGCGCATTGCGTTTTTGGGCGGTGGCCGCAATGAAGCCCCAGGAATTTACGTTGGCGCAGCCGCAACGACTCAGAAAATTAGTACGCAGGAAATTGACAATCTATTGTTGACCTACACCGAGGCGCAACTTGCCCTGGTCAATCTCGAGGCCAGAAACGACAAGAACCACCAGCACTTATACGTCCACCTTCCAGACCGCACCGTGGTCTATGACGCATCTGCATCAGAGGCATTGGGTGAGCAAGTTTGGTTTACCCTGACCACCACTTTGTCAGGATTTGCCCAGTACCGCGCACGAAACATCGTTTGGGCGTATGACAAATGGCTCGTGGGCGACCCTCAATCAAGCAATATCGGCTATTTAGTGCAAGACACCGGCCACCACTGGGGCGAGCAAGTGCGCTGGGAATTTGGCACGCTCATTGTCTACAACGAAAGCAACGGAGCAATCTTTAACGAACTTGAGTTGGTTAGTCTTACCGGCAGCGTGGCTCTAGGAAAGAACCCACAAATCAGCACCAGCTACAGTGTGGACGGCAAGGCCTACAGCCAAGACCGCAGCATCAGCGTGGGAACGATAGGGTCCAACAAACGCCTGGCATGGTTCCAGCAAGGGCATATGCGCAACTGGCGCATTCAGCGATTCCGTGGGGATAGCGATGCCCACATCTCATTCATCAGACTTGAAGCTCAGATTGAGCCACTGGCGTACTAATGGCTACCCAATCCCGCAAGTTAAATTTAACCCGTGACCAGCTTGCGGTGTTTCTTGGCGACCAGCAGCAAATCAGACAGTTCGAGTTGTTATTTGCTACCTTAAACGAAATCGCTAATCAGAATGTTACTGCTGGCCAGGTCTACGCAGGCCCAGAAAGCGGCGGCGCAGCACCACCAGTCTTTCGAGCGCTTGTTCAATCCGATATTCCAGCGGAAGCCCTCACCAAGACAGACGACACTAACGTAACGCTTACGCTGGGCGGCGATCCAGCCAATGCTCTGCTGGCAGCGGTATCGCTCACCCTTGCATGGGCAGGACAGCTTTCCGTTCTCAGGGGCGGCACGGGTCAAACTACATACACCGATGGCCAACTGCTGATTGGGAATACCACAGGCAACACCTTGACCAAGGCCACACTGACGCAGGGCGCAAACATTACCATCACCAACTCAGCAGGAGCAATCACTATTGCAGTTAGCGGCCTTGGCACAATGGCATTTAAAAACATCGGTGCATCTGGGTCATTCACGACAACCGATTTTAAGACCGTCACCGTGGTCGATGGAATTATTACCAGCATTGTTTAAGGAGCACAGCATGAAAAATTTTATGGTTATCCCCAAGGGCTTTCTAGGCCTTCCAATGGAAGAGGAATTTATCACCACTGCAGAGAACAAGAAGAACTACGCCATTGCGGTTCAGGACTGGAACTACGGCCCTGAAGTGCCAACGAACGAACCAGGCGCAAATAAAGAGTTCTATGTGGGACTGGCCGAGGCCATGCAGTGCGATGAGAAGGACGCACGGCGCAAGCATTGCTCAAACTGCGAGTATTACAACAACAGCTTCATGACCCAAGTCAGGATTGAGCGCATCCCACTGGCAACCTATGACAAAGGCGCAGGCTTTCGTGGGCACTGTGAAAAACTGAACTTCATCTGTAACGATATGCGCGTCTGTCAAGCCTGGGAAGAGCGCGAATCCGAGATGGATTGACGAAATGCCAAAATGTGCGAAAATCAATTCGCTGAGTTTTGGCATCCAGCGGCCTCCCCCATCAAGGAGTTGTGCATGACTGATTGGCTCAAAGAGAACCTGCAAAGGGTTTTTATGCTGCCTGCGCCAGTCGTGGAATGGCTGACTATGGTTTACGATGCCATTCAGGTGTTTGACGATATTGCCGATGGCGATACGGTTGAGCGCAAAGACCTGAATGCGACCATCTGGAACACGCTGGTGGGTATGCACCAGAATTCTTTTTTCCTTGCTAATAGCCATCATTTAGTTCCATTGCTGGCAACGGCAATCATGAAGTGGCAAGCCTCGGACCAGGCAGAGCGTGCAGGGCAAGCCGATGCCAGATCGTTTGTCTGGCGTGCAGGCTATTACGACCTAATCCTGATGGCCGTCTCAATCACGCACGGGCCAGGATTTGCCACAAAGAATGCGCATCTGGTCATGGAGTTATATGGCGAGAAATTTGAAGATTATTTGAAGGAGTTCAGCAATGCCTGATCCAGTCACAGGTCTAGTTGTAGCTGGCAGCCAGATTTTAGGCAGCTCAATGCAAGCAGATGCAGCAGGCAATGCTGCTGAAATTCAAGCAGGCGCAGCCCAGAGTGGCATTGCAGAACAGCGTCGGCAATTTGATGCCTTGCAAGCCCTACTCAAGCCTTATACGGAGGCCGGTGTTCCGGCACTTGAAGCACAGCAAGCATTCTTAGGCCTACGAGGGCCAGAGGCAGAGCGTGCGGCTATCGAGCGAATCCGTGGTGGTGAAACATTCCAAGCACTTGCCGGACAAGGCGAGGAAGCATTACTCCAACGTGCATCGGCCACTGGTGGCCTGCGTGGTGGCAACATCCAAGGCGCACTGGCTCAGTTCCGTCCACAGCTTTTATCCAACCTCATTGAAGAGCAATATGGTCGTCTCGGTGGCATGACGAAACTGGGCCAGAGTTCTGCAGCCGGTGTCGGAGCCGCTGGCATGGAGACAGGAACCAACATCTCTAACCTGCTTGCATCGGAGGGTGCAGCCCGAGCCGGTGGGGTGCTTGGTGAGGCCAAGGCATATGGACAGCTTCTTAATCTTCCAGCCCAATTCCTTGGTATGCAATATGGCTCAGGCGGCAAAGGTGGCATGGGATTTGGTTCACTTTTTGGATAAAACATGGCAACCATCAATCCATTCCAAGGCCCAATCAACTACTCAATTGATGTGCAAAGCCCATTCGAGGCAGCACTTGGCGGCTTCAAAATTGGCGCAGCCGGTGCAGAGGCGCAGGCTCAACGACAAGCACAAGAAAAAGCTAAGACCTATCAAACAGGAATTGATGCTTTTTTTAGCAAACCAGCAGCACAGCGTACTTATTCCGACATCGAACCTCTTTTGGTCGGAGCCAACAAACAGCAATTTGACGCATTGCAAGCCGTTGCAAAAAACATGAGTGACGAAAAGCTGAATTCGTCAAAGCGTCTATATGGTCAATTGCTTGTTTCCTTGGAACAAAATCCAGAGACTGCAAAAACAATTTTGCAAGACTATATAGAAGCAGAACCAGATAAAAATCAAAAACTTGCATTCCAAGATATTTTAAAAGGTATAGATGTTTCCCCTGCTAAAGTGGCTGAACGAATTGAGTTACTTGGTTCTGCGGCTTTTGGAAAAGAATGGTATGAAGGCATTACAAGTGTAAGGGCTGAGCGCAGAACGGCAGCAGAGGCACCAGCGGCATTGACTAAAAAAGTTGCAGATGCTGAAGCTGCTGTTGCTGATAAGGAAATAAAAGTGGCTGAAGCCAAAGGTACTCCCGCCAGATTGGCGGCAGAGCAAGAGTTATTAGTTGCAGAAGCAGAAGAAGCAAAAGTCAAAGCTGAATTTGCTAGAGCCAATCAGGTATTGGATGTGCAACAGAAGGGCGAACAACTTGGCTTGACAAAAGCTCAGGCAAATCAAGCCATAGCCATGACAAAAAAACTTGGCAAAGAAACACAAAAGGCCACACTAGAACTTGCGGCACTTAAAGCCACTGGTGGATTTGATCCTGAGAAAACATTTGCTCAGGAAGAAAAAATCCGAAAAGAATGGCAAAGTAGAAGCAAGGTTTTTAGCGAACTCGGAGGCACATTTAATAATATAAAAGCATCGGCAGACACAGGTAACGGCCCTGGCGACATTGCCTTGATTACTAGCTTTATGAAAATGCTTGATCCAGGCTCAGTCGTGCGAGAAACAGAATTTGCTACTGCACGCGACACGGCTGGACTATTTACACAGCTAGAAAACAGGCTACAAAACGCCAAAGATGGACAACTTCTTAACCCAGCACAGCGCAAGGAATACGTTGCACTCTCTCAGAAATATTTGGAATCAGCCCAGAAAAAAGCAGGCGAGGAAAAGAAGCAGCTTTCTGTGGTTGTCAAGAACTACCGCCTCAATCCTGAAAACGTTTTTGGACCAGAGCCATCTTCAGTCGCAGGCGGTGGCCGCGGGGTAGTCAATCCAGAACAGCGCACCGTAACGGTGGACTACTGACATGGCCTATTCCATCACTACTAAAGATGGCATTACCATCAACAACATCCCAGATGATGTTTTGCCAGATTCTCCCGATCTAAAAGCTCGGGTCGCGGCAATTCGTTCGGGCGGTGGTGCGGCAGCTCTTGAACCACCAGCACAGCCGCCAAAGATGGGATTCTTGGAAAGCATTGCAGAATCAATCACTGGCCGACAACGTGCAACACCTGAGACCCAAGCCCTGCCTGAATGGGTGAATATGCCAGAACTCAATCAGTTGAGTGTGGCCGGTTTCAAAACCGCACTTGGCACACTGATGAGCGCCCCCGAGGAAACGGTACAAGTTTTGCAGGCTAACTTCCCTGGCGTTCAAGTTCGTAAGGACGCAAAAGGTAATTACCTAATGCGTTCGTCCCTTGACCAAAAAGAGTACGCAATCACCCCAGGTCTGACCTTTGGCGATCTTCCACGCTTGGGTTCAGCACTTGCGGCATTTACCCCAGTAGGCCGAGCAGTCACGATTCCTGGCGCAATAGCTGGCGCTGGCGCAACGCAGGCAGTCATTGAAGCAAGCCAAGCGGCCACTGGTGGAAAGTTTGACATTGGCGAAGTTGGCATGGCATCTGCAACAGGCCCAGCAGGACAGATTTTGCAACGGGTTGTGCCTCCAGTTGTTCAGGCAGTCAAAGGCGGCATCCAGCGCATGACAGGCCCAGGCCGAGCGCCAACACCTGCGGCAGCACCAATGGCACCAGGCGCACCAATGGGCACAGCAATGGCCCCAGAAGCGCCTCCCCCAATGGCCGCAGCAATCCCAGAGGTTGCGCCAGTGGCCCCAGTCGCCCCCGTCGTGGCTGAAGTCACGCAAGAATCAGTTAATGATTTAATTCAAAAAGCAGCAGGCACAGGCTTTGGCTCAAGTGGCGCACGCGACCGCCTGGCCGATCTTGCTCAGGTCAACGTAGCAGCCAAAGAAGCAGCCGACCGGCTCGGCATCCAATTGCCTGCCGACGTGTTCAGCGACAACCCACAAGTCCGCGCAGCCGCAGGCCTGACTCGTTCAGCCGCAGGAGGCGAGGCCGAAGCAGCATGGCGTACTACCGTTTCACAAGCCGTTGACAAGGCCGACGATGTAATCAAGCAATTCGATGCCACTTTTGTCGAAGGTGCAGTAGCCCCTGGCGTGGTCTCGCAAAAGATCAAAGACTCGCTGACCAAGACCAGATCAGACCTCAATACAGCGGCTGGCAAAATTTACAATGCAGTCGATGAGGTGGTTCCAAAGACATCGGTTGTCGAACTTCCAAAGCTCAGAACAACCCTTGATTCTGTCAAGGCCGAGGTGGGCGAAACAGGAATGTCCGCAGCCGAGCGCAATCTATCCAAGATGATCGACGAAGGAAACATCACCTATGGTCGTTTGCAGCGTGAAAAAGGTTTGATTGGCAAAGCCATCAACAAGATGGAATCACCCTATGGCAGCATGGCCGAAGCAGACCTTAAACGTCTATATGCAGCACTGGCTGACGATCAACTGACAAACGTGGGCAACATCGGTGGCGAAGAACTGCGTCGGCAACTGCGTGCGGCCAATCTGATCTATGCCAAAGAACGTGCCTTGGGTAAGCGCATCGTGAATGCATTTGGCCAGGATATCGAGGGCAGCGTGGCCAACAAGATGCGCACCGCTATCACAGGCGCTGCCAAGGGCGATGCAGGCGAGTTCAACCGCCTACTCAAGACCGTTCCAGAAGATTTGCGCAAGGAAACCGTGGCCACTGCGCTGGCATCCGTCACACGTTCGTCAAGAGGCGCTGAGAAAGGTGGATTCGGATTCTCCGAGTTTGCAACCATTTATCCCCAGCTTCGTGCCAATCCTCCTGTTTACAAGACCATTGTGGACACGTTGGGCAAAGACTCGGCAAACGTGCTGCGCGATCTATTCGAGGTCTCTAAACGCATTACAGACGCACGGGCGCAGGTACTTACTACCGGCAAGGCGAACCAAGCCTTTGCAAATCCTGAAGGTCTGATTGGAAAGGTAATGGATAGCACCATTACTCAACGCATTGTTACAACAGTTACAGGCTTGGTTCCGGGCGGTGGAGCAGTGGCCCCTGACATAATAAAATTTATGTCAACTGGTGCAGAAGATCGAGTCAAAGCAGCAGGGAAACTGTTTGCTGATGAGGCATTTCAGAAACTCGCAGTCGATGCAGCAACCAGTGCTGCACCCAGTGCAGCCACCATTCGTCGCGCAGCCATGTCACAATCCTTCCAGAATTTTGCAGATGCAATTAAACTGCCGAAAGCATTGGACGCAAGGATTCAATGGTTGCAGACAGCAACTCAAGCCGAGCGCCAATTCGACCAGGAGAACCAATAAATGTCCGCACTCTCGATTCAAGTTCCATTTCCGGTTTTTCAAGACCGAGATGGTCAGCCCCTGGACAATGGCTACGTCTGGATCGGCACTGCCAACTTAAACCCACAGACTAACCCTGTCGTGGCTTACTACGACTCTGCGCTGACTATCCCAGCAGTACAACCACTGCGCACGCTCAATGGCTACATCTCAAACGCCGGTACGCCTGCGCAGGTCTATGTTGACGCAGTGAGCTTTAGTATTTTGGTGCAGGACAGCAAAGGCTCAATGGTCTACAATTTTTCAGATGGCACTGGCATCAGTCCAAATGCGGCTG